TGGCTGGCGTGCGCCTGTCAAGCCTACCGTCGACAAGAACGCTGCTGCCAAGCTCAGGCGCGAGCTGGATGAGATGCGGGCCGCCGTCAAGGCTCGCGTGGACCTTGACGAGGCATCCCGTAAGCGAGCCCTGGAGGCGATCAAGAAGACTGAGGCCGAGATAGGCGCCAAGGTCGACCTAAAGGGTAAAGACGTTGCAGCTCTAAAGGAGAAGATCGCCGGAATTAAGTCCGGGGTCAAGGTGGACGCCTCCCTGGAGAAGGCTACCCAGCGCAAGCTCAAGGAGCAGATTTCCGAGCTCGACGCGAAGCTCAAGGCCGATGCTGAACTGGACCCCGCTTCCCGCAAGAAGATCCAGGAGGAGCTGAAGAGGCTCGGAGGGGACATCGAGGCCAGCGCCCACCTGTCCGAGGCGTCCAAGCGCAGGCTGAAGCGCGAGCTCGACAAGCTGGACGGCAAGGCGACCGTCAACGCCGACCTGGACGACGGCAAGGCCCGCTTCGACCTGAAGCGGCTGACTGCCAAGCCCTACTTCGTGGACATCCACGCCCGCCTGGCCACGGCCTCGGTGGCTAAGGTCGCCGCGCAGCTCAAGGCCCTGGCCGGCGGCAACATCTTCAGCAACCTGAAGAACAGCCTCAACGACGTCTTCACCAACCTGGACACCTTCGCCGTCAAGGCCGCCACCGCCGGTACCGCGATCCTGGGACTGACCTCCATCGCCGGCGCCGGCCTAGGCAACATCGCCCAGCTCGGTCTAGCCGTCGCCCATACCCTGCCAGCCCTGCTCGCCATGCCAGGCATCCTAGGCACGGCCGCCGCCGGGATCGGCATCTTCGCGGCGGCGATGAAGGACGCCTCGACCGTACTGGCCGACCTGGGGCCCCGGTTCTCCGCCCTCCAGCAAGACATCTCCGCCGCGTACTGGGGCGAGGCGGCTGACGCTATCCGTGGGTTCGCCAACAACGCCCTCGACGCTCTGGGTCCGTCCATCTCCAACGTCGCCACCCAGCTGGGCCGGATGTCGGCGGCGGTCGCCAGTGCCGCCCAGGACCACCTCCCCGGCTTCCGGGCCTCCCTGAACTACCTGGCCCAGGCCCTCGACATCGGCGGGGACGGCGCCGGAGCGTTCACCGACGCCCTGCTGACCCTGGGCGAGACCGGGGCTAAGTACCTCCCGTCCATCGCCTCATGGGCGAACGACGTCGCCTACAGCTTCCAGAACTGGGTGCAGGCCAAGACCGCGTCCGGGGAGATGGACGCTGCGATCCAGGCGGCCGCCAAGACCTTCGGGACCCTGAAGGACATCGTCTTCGACCTGGGAGGCATCCTGGGCGGGGTCTTCAAGGCCATGGCCGCCGGCTCGGCCCCCATCGACTCCATCGCCGCGGCCCTGGACAGGGCCAACCAGGCCGTTAACGGTCCGCTGTGGCAGGGGACCCTGACCTCCATCTTCAGCGCGATGGGGGATGCCGCCTCCCACGCCTTCGCCGGCGTCGGCTCCCTCGGGCAGGCCTTCGTGTCCCTGGGCCCGACCCTATCCACGATCCTGCCCCTGGTCGGGCAGATCATTGAAACGGGGCTCAAGGGCATCTCCCTGGCTCTTCAGGACCCCGCCTTCCAGGGCGGGCTGGTGGCCTTCTTCCAAGGCGTCCTGACGGCCGTGCAGGCTCTCGCGCCGGCCATGCCCGCCCTCGGGCAGGCCTTCGGCGCCATCGCCACCGTCATGGGGCAGCTGCTCGCCGCAGTGGCCCCGCTCGTGGCTCAGCTGGTCGAGGGGCTGGCCCCGGTCTTTCAGCAGATGGTGCCGATCCTGACGCCCATCATCGAGCAGCTGGGGGCCGCCCTCCTTCCGATCATCCAGGCCCTCATACCGGTCATCCAGGAGCTCATCGTCCAGCTTGGGCCGATCGTCGCCGAGCTGCTTCCGCAGATCCTCCCTCACATCGTGACGATTGTTCAGGTCCTCTCCGCTGCCCTGATCCCCGTGATTCAGGCGGTGGGGGCGACCATGCAGGTCGCTATCCCTGTCGTCGTCGGAGCCTGGCAGGTCATCTCTGGAGCCGTCACGACCGCCGTCAACCTCATCCGCGGTGTCGTGAACACGGTGATGGGTCTCCTCAGCGGAGACTGGTCGAGGGCCTGGAACGGTATCAGCCAGGTCGGGCAGGTCGTATGGAACATCATCCAGACGTCGTTCCTCTCGTTCATGAACCTCCTGAGGATCTCTGCCCAGACCTCCATGAACTTCATGTCCTCCATCATCAGCGGGGCCTGGAACTCCATCTCCTCCATCTTCAACTCCGGGATCTCCACCGCCCGGAGCATCATCAGCGCGGGCTGGAACTTCATCACCAGCCACACCTCCTCGGCCTGGAACAGCATCGAGAGCCTCGTATCCTCCGCCATCGAGGGGGTGAAGAACTTCATCAGCTCGGGGTGGAACGCAGCCAAGAGCTTCACCTCAGATGCCTGGAACGCCATGCGCTCAGCGGTGTCGGCGGGGGTCAGCGGGGTCATCAGCTTCGTCAGCTCGCTGCCTGGCAGGATCCAGGGCATTTTCTCTGGTGCGGGGTCCTGGCTGATCTCGGCCGGTCGCGACATCATCAACGGGCTCATTGACGGCATCCAGTCAATGTTCTCCTCAGTGCAGTCAAGCCTGTCGTCCCTGACGAGCCTGCTGCCGTCCTGGAAGGGTCCTGCCCCCGTCGACAAGGTCCTCCTCACCCCTGCCGGTGAGATGATCATGCAGGGCCTCATCAAGGGCCTGGAGAGCCAGTACGGGGCCGTCCGGGACTCTCTGCGAGGTCTCACCGAGGACCTGACCAAGCCTGCCACGATCGGGCTCAGCGCCGACGTGCAGCCTCTCCCCGCCCGGGCCTCGGCCGGCCGCCCTAACCCGGCCCCGGAGTCCTCCGGATCGTTTGATAAGGAAAGCCGATCAGGGGCTACAATCAACATCACCAACAACTATCCGCAGGCCAAGCCGGATTCCCAGACTCGCGACGAGGTCGCCGAGGGGCTGCGTCTGGCCGCGATCATCTGAGGAGGGTCACCCACCCATGGCCATCTACTCACTGGACGGCGTCGATCTGGACGATGAGCGCCAGCGCTGGGTGCTAGCCGAGGGGACGACTCTGTCGACCCGCGGCGAGCCCTGGACCACCTCTGTGAGCGTCCCCGGCCGGTTCGGAATCCTGCTGTCCGCTGCCGCCGTCCTGAAGCCGGCCACCGTCGCCCTGAAGTTCTCCGTGTTCTCCTGGACCGATGGGCGCAACGGCAATCGCTGCAAGGAGGGCCTTGAGGTCCTGGAGCGCAACTATCAGGACCTGTCGCGGCGCCTGTACGCCTTCGGGCGTCTCCAGACGCTTCGGTACACGCCCAAGGGGGCTCCGGTCCGGGAGGCTCAGGTCCGCCTCAAGTCCTCGCTGGACCCGAGCTTCAACCCGCACTCGGAGATTATCTCGTTCACGGTCACCTACGAGATCGTCTCTGGCCTGTGGCGCGGTACTGAGGACATCGTCGCCCCGCTGAACGACCTGTCGAGGTTCAACGGCTGCGTTATGCCTATCCCGGACGGGAGGCTCCTCCTTGAGCCGACGGCAGGCACCTGCACCGTGAAGGACAACGTCTCCGGCTCCTCGTTCACCTTCACAGGCACCCTAAACGGCGGGGAGAGGCTGCTGGTCGACGTCGCCGGCTACCGTGCCTGGAAGAACCCTGGAGACGGGTGGGACGCTCAGCCCGGTGCCCGACCGGCGGATGGCGAGATCTCCATGAGCCCTGGAGGATTCAGACCCACGCCCGACGCTGATGGCCGTATCTCCATGACGCTGACCGGGACATCCGGAAGCTTCCGCGGAAGGACGGCCTACTGATGCCGCGCAATCCCGCGTTTCCAAAGGGCCTGGCCATGCGCTACGTCGCCTACGAGCAGGCCGGGGCCCGGTTGGGCGTCCTCCCGGACGCCCTGGCCGGGACATTCACCTGCCCCCGGCAGGCCACGCCGTCGCTCACCCTTTCCTACCCGAACGGCGGCCTAGGCGTGCGCGGAGAGCTGCTCGACGAGGCCGTGG